GGCCCAGGTCGTTGGCGGGTCGAACGTCTCGATGGGGTCGGCCTGCTGCTGCTCTGGCGTAGCGACGCCGCCCGCCGAAAATGGATCGCTTCCAGCGCCTTCCATCGCCGCCGAAATATCGCCCCTAAGATCGCTCGCAACGTCTGTCATTTGTTCCTTACCTGACTAATGGCCGCGCGGATGTCGTCGACAAGACCGGGCGGCGGTTTGAACTCGCGCTTCGGGCGCACGAAATCGTTGCCGATCTCGATGCAGCCGTGAGCGCGCAGAAAGTCCCGATGATGACGGCGCGACTTGATGACGTTGCCGTCGATCATATTCTTGTAGGGCTCGATGTCCTTGATGACGTGGATCTGCGGGCGCGGATCGTATTTCCGAAAGTGCCCGATGCACGCATCCGGCCACTCTGCGTCAGTGTCATGCCACTTGCCGCACGCACGGCAGAGCCGTTGGCGGCTCATAGGGCCACCGCTCTCCACCAGTAACTATTCGGGCGATCGTTGGGGCCAGCGCCGCGTTCTTCGAGTTTCATGCCGCGCTTCTTCAGCGTAGCCACGATATACGATTTATCGGTTGCCAAGCGATGAAGCGAGCATCGCGCTGCCTGAGCCAAGGGCCGCACGCTTTTCCATACCGGAGACGCATTCAGAATGGCTCTGATAACGCGATCCGTCGCCGTTACCGGCGCTGGTTCGGCATCTTTCGCTTTTGCATCGTGTAACGCATACCCTTGCCCCCACGCCGTCTCGATCGTGTATGGCAAGTTGCTCGCGATCATCTTGGCGCGAATTTTACAAAGAAAAACATCAATGATCTTTGGCTCAACGTCACTGTCGGGATACATCGCCGCATGAATTGCAGCGCGAGGAACAACACGCCCTTTTCGCTTCATCAACATAGAAACGATGAACGATTCACGCCTCGTGAAATGCTGCGCCAGTTCCCACGGAAGTTCTTTGTCGATCAGTTCCATAGCCTCGGTCGCCACCGACAATTGCATGACCTGCGCCGTTAGCTCGCCGTTCTCGACCTCAAGCTCCTTCACGCGCCGCTTGAGACTCGCGATGACGTTCTCGATGTCCTGCTGTGCTTGCATCATGCCGTTCCTTGCGGTTGCTCCATTCTGACCTGCATATTCATTCGCGCCGTGGCCGCCTTGATCTCGATGTCAGCAGCCGCCTTTTCGCGCTCAAGCGCGATTTCCGCCGCCAGCTTCTCGCGCTCCAACTGGATGCGCGCCATCATTTCTTCACGCTCCAATTGCAACCGGGCGCGCGCCATCTCCATCTCGCCTTGCAGCTTGGCTTGCGCCGATTGCACATCGGCCTGAGCCTTCTGCATCGCGATCTGAGCGTCCATCTGCGCTTTCTGCTGCGCTGCCTCAAGATCGGCTTGCGCCTTCTGCTGCTCCGGCGAGGGCTGCCCTTGGGATTGCTGCGCCGCCTGCGCAAGCTGATCCATCGTCTCTTGCATTCGCTGTTCGAGATCGCGCCCAATCGGAAACCCGCGAATCCCGAACATGAGGAACTCGCCGAGGAGTGGAGCTAGAGCCGGGAATTGCTGTCCAGCCACCACGGCCTTATCCATGAATTGAGACACCGCCGTCAGGAACTCAACACGGGCCGCCTTTTCGGCATCACGGTCCGGCTCAAGTGTCGAGTCCGTCTCAATGTCCAGGCGAAACCCACGCATCGCGTCGTCCTTGAGCAAGGCAATCGCCTGCCCAGCATTTTGTTCCGCACCGAAACCACTGATCTCCAGGATCGTCTGCGGCTGGAACATCCCGCAAACGATCTCGGCCATGATTGCAACCGTGTCCTTGCAGAATCGCGCCATCTCCCGCTGGCGGTCTTGCAGTCGCAGCGTACCAAACTGACCCTTGATCCGCTGCGCCGTCGCCGTCTCGCTGGCCTGCGTCTGGCCGCGCATGATGTCCGAAATGCCCGTCACTTCGTACATCACGGATTTTGCTTGCTCCCGCGCCGCATACAGCGACGTGAGCGCGTCGACCCATTCCTTGAGCGGCAAAAAATCCATCTGCCCCTTAAGGCCGCCATTCTGCGCCAGAACCGCCCATTGCGCGGACGGGATCAGCTTGTTCTCATGCTCGCCGCTGAGCAGGTGACCAAGCTCGGCCACATTCGCGTTATAGACGCCAGAGACGCGGATCGCCGTCGAGATCGCTTCGATGCGCCCCGTCAGCGTGTCCATCTCGGCGGCTGAATCTTGGTACTGCACGTAGTCCGCAATCGGCGTCAGGCTGCCCGGCGCGAGCGTCGCCCAGATCGGCATCGGGCACGGCCAAAATTCACGCAGTCCGAGCGGATCGGTCTCGCGCTTGACGAACGAACCGTCAATCGCCTCGGAGACCCAAACAACCTCCCGGCGCTCCTTGTCCCAAATCTCGTAAACCTCAGCCGTCCCATAATAAGCCTTGGTCTCTTCGTCATCGCCCTTGCCGCCCGTCGCGAATTTCATCCGAGCGGCAATCTCTCGCCCGAACGATTGCCCCGCTTGCGATTTCGTCAAATGCACCCGGCGCGCGATCCACTTGACCTGCGGCCATGTCGGCGCGTTGTCGTGCAAAAAATCCTTGTAACTCACGAAGTCGAGCGCGAGACGCTCATACACGAGCGGGCGAAACGGCTCGTCGAGAATCATCGGTCCGCCAGGCCCCTGCTGAACCTGCGCCGGGTCGAGAAACCCATCGCCCCTTGGGTTGAGGTACAGCCCGTCATCGGTCTGCGTGACGGGAATTTCTGGGCGCTGCTCGTCTCCATACTCCGGGACGTACCGAACCCAGACCGTGCCACGGCCCGGCAAGAGGTAATCGTCTCGCGCCGCCTTCATCGCCTCGTCGAAGTGCGTTTCATCGACAAGATAAATTAGCGACCGCTCTAGGATTTGCGTGGCGAGCCGAATCGTAGGGTCGCCCGTATCGTATCGGCGCGTGACCTGCGGTTTCGGCGTGCGTGCATAGATCGCGGGTTGCAGAGTTTTGACATTCGACCAAAGCACGTTGAATTTTGCGCGGGCGCGCAACTCGATGCTCTCATCATCATCGCGAAACCGCTTGATGATCTTGTCTGCGCGGTCGATCCATTTCTTGTTGTGCCGCTCGCACTTGTTGATCTGCGCAAGCCACCGGCGCGCGAGATCGCGAGCATCTGCGTCATACCCGCCTTCGGTCGGTTCGTTTTGTTCGTCCGCCATCAGCTCGGAATATCCGTCACGCTGTCCCAATTGGTCGCCGATCGGTCGTCGGCGTATTCCTGAAGCTGGCGCGGCAAGCCTCCTGTGGCCCCTACAGCGACACCTGTTTTAGCCGCGAGCCACGCTAGCCATCGCTCGTTAAACGAGCCGGTCGTAATTCCCGCCGCCGTGAACAGGTCGTACCACGCCTGCGGGTGGCCGCCGGTCGATGACGCCAGTGTCTGCACATCAGCGAGCCGCGCTTCGAAATTCGTCGCCATCAAATGCGCCCCTTGCGATTGCCGCGCTCGTGGGCGGCGTAGAGTTGATCGAGCGTCACGTCCGATAGTTTCGTGATCGGCCTTGGCTTCGGCTTCTGTGGGGCCGGGCGCGTCCAGGGACGGCTCATCACGCCGTAGCGAAGCGCATCCGCCGCGTGGTCCTCGCCGTCTGTGTCAACGTCCTCGGGCCGATTTTGGTCGTGCTGAAGCACGGGCAACGTGCGAATCAAGTCCCTGCACGTGGCGAAAACGTAGAGCATGGGCTTGCCGTCATCATCACCGACCAGCCGCTGCCGTAGCTGATCCCACCCACCGCTGTGACCAAGCGTGCCTGCCCTGCGATTGTCCGCCGGACGGAACATCGCCCCGGCATTCACGAGCCGCTCCGCAATCGACGGGCCGCCGTCTTGCGCGAATGCGGCAGGATCGAGCACGCCGTAATCCACCTTGTCTCCGGCCTCGCGCTCTACGATTCCTCGGCCAACAGCTTCTGCCGTGAGCTTGAGGCCGACATTCGGGCCTGTAGCGCCATACCACTCCCGATACACAACGAGAGAGCCTCGGGGCAGTAGCCGTCCTCCAGTGTCGTGCGGGTCTGAAACCACCGCAATCCAGTAGACGGCAAAAGGTGCCGCGCTTCCCCAGTCCATTGCGCGGAAGCGCGTCCAGAGCTTCGGGATTTCAAACGGCGCGATGACGTGACGCTCATTGCTCCAACAGTCGAAATAAGCACCCTCAATGACGCTCCAGTCGCCGTCCAGCCATGCCTTCACGAGCGTGGCAGAGCCCGATAGCTTCAGGCGCTCCACATAGCCCGGATCACTCGCCAGCAATCGGCGGTTGTCATGCACCCGAGCCGGGATGTAGATGCGGTTGCGTTGACCGCTTTCATCAGCGAACGCCTGATAGCCCAGCGGGTGCGGGTCGATGTAGCGTTGCTTGACCCAATTATGCCCCGGCCCGCCGGGATTGGCTGTCGCCCTGAATTTCACGGGCACACCGCTAGCGCTGCGCAACGTGGCCTTCATTTTATCGACCGGGCGCGGCTCGGGATAGTTGGTCAACTCCTCGACGTACACCCGGCTGAATTGTTGGCCTTGGTATTTCTCGGCGTCGCGGTCGCCCTCCAGCGGGCGGAAGCGCAGCACCGCGCCATTCGGAAAAACCCACTGCTTCTTCTGCTCGCCCCACTCCGCGCCGAGCGGAGCGTAGATTTCGTGGCTGCGGTCGATCAGGCTGTCGGCCTGTGGCATTTCGCGCCGCACGAATAGGCCGCGCGCGCCGGGTCCGTAGTGCGACGCGTGAAGCGCAAATTCGCCGAGGCAGGCGTCCGACTTGCCGCCACCACGCGCGCCGCCGAACAAGCAATCGAAATACGGGCATTTGACGAATGCGTGCTGCGGGCCTGCCTGAGGCCGCCAGACGATTACTGGATCGTCGCGTGTTGCTGGTCCCATTCCTCGGGCGCGTGCTCGGGCGTGTCACTCACCGCAAAGTGCTTATGCGCGACCTCGCCGGAATGCTGAATTGCAGCGAGATCGGGAACAACTTTGCTCAGGAGGCCAAGCGCGGCGCGAACCTGAGAATTTGTCATTTCGATCTTACCATCCACATGACCGACCAGACGATTTATGATCTGACTGGCTTGGATTTTCGTTCTGACTTCGTCGCTGTGTTGCCGACGGATTCGGGTAGCCATTGTTTAACAGCCTCTTTTCCCGCCGCGTTTGGAGCCTTTACGCTTTGCCATGTTGGCCCCAACAAAAAAGCGCCCACTCCGGGCGCAGTGATTCGTGATAGTTAATTGATCTCACACGAGCGGCAACGGGTCAAGATGCCTGACTGTAACAATTCGTGATAATGCGCCGCTTGCATATTATGCGCCCGGCGCGTATATAGGAGAGGTCAGCCGGTGCTGACGGCTCCCCGGGCTGATCCGGGGCTCCCAAGGAGAGTAAAAATGACCGACTTTTTTAGCGACGACGACGCACCGATTGGGCGCGGCATCAAGAGCGCCCGCGCATGGGCCGAGACTGCCAACGGGCTGCTCGACGAGGCGTGGGGCGCGGCAAAAGCGTGGTTTCAGACGGACGATGCGCGCGCGTCTATCTCGCACACGGAGTTTTGCGAGCGCGGCGCGGCGGTTGCGAGCGACCTCGCTATCCCGCTATCGCTGAGCGCCGGGCCTGACTACGACAGCGACGGCAACGACGCCGCCGTCCGCGAAATTCTCGCAGCGACCGGCTACGCCGGCGCCCGAATCGAAACTGACTGATTCTTGACGTGGTAAATTCACCGCCTGCCCCAAAACTCCGCCGCGCCATTTAGCGCCAGCCTCAGGATCGGGACGCCAGCTCGCGTCTCGATCCCTCGTTTTTGCGCCCATGCCGCCGCCCAGTCTCCCCACCCGCATACAGCCTCCGCGCAGCCGTAGAGATCGCTGCCAAGGGACGATCTGAGACGGAGCAATTGCTGACGGGCGTGGATTACGCTGTCGGCCAGGTCCCCGTGGCTCTTGCCGACCCGGTTAGGATCGAGCGTGACACGAGGCTCTAGGCCAGCACGGGACCAGGTATCCCCGAATTTGACGCCCGCCGCGTGTTGGTCCGGCGAGATCGTTTTTCTAGCCAGATACACGTCCAGAACGCAGGTCACGGCTGCGCGGGACCCACGAGGCGTCCGATCGGATTTGTCCAAGAGGCGATCCGTGACAATCCCGCCCTTGGCAAGGCGCTCCGGCGTAGGCTGCATCGCGTCGTCATCGGTCACGGGCGCGCCTTTCGGCGAGAGCTGGCGATCACGGTCAGGCCGATTTCCTTCGATCCGCTAACACGATCAAAAGAAACCCTGATGCTTGGAACAGACCTCGGATTTTTTTCTCGCCACTGTTTCAGCGCAGATTCAATTCTCTCGTTAACTCTCATAATAACGAGGTCAGTAGACGGTTCGCGGAAAAAAACCCCACCACAGGCAACTGAACGGTACTTTTTACTCATCACGCGCCTCAGTTTCACGTGGATCGTCCCGTTTCGGCACTCGCTTGCGGCCTGATTTTTCGATCAGACGCAACGCCCGCTCCCGCCCGGTTCCTGATCCAGCCAATCCCAAAACCCGGCTTTGCCACTCGGCGAGGCTAGCGGCCTTCCCAAACGCCAGCAGCCGCCAGACTGCAATCCGCGTCTCGATCGCGTCGCCCCATTCGCCGGTTTCGGCGAGATTCTTGACCCAGCGCTCAGCGCCATCATCGTGAGATTCATTCTCAACCCACCACAGACGGCACTGCGTTTCAAGATTGGCATCCGCGCTCATTGGGTGGCCTCCCGGCCAAAGGCCTTTCGCCACGCCGCCAGTTTCGCCTCTCGTGCGGCATCGGTCATGGGCGGCGGAATGTAGGGCTGCTGGCGCGGCGGCGGCTCGGGTCGCGGCATCAGCGCCAGCAATTGCCCCGGCGTCGGGAAAAACCGGTTTGCGCCATCCCGCCGCCAAGCCTTGCACGCTTCCGCGACCTCCCACGCCGAACGGCCCGCCAAGTCGTCCAGATAATCCGACATGACGGACTTTACCTGCCGTGGCGTGAAATCGGGCCGCCAGAAATGCAGGGCGAGCCGAGAAATCTCTACCGCCTTCGCCTCGCGCTCAGGCTGGCTATTCGTCGCCGAGATCAATCCGCCCGACCGCTGCCGCAGCGCCGAGGATGAAATTGTCGTGCGCGGTAGGCTTCCGATAGGCACCAGTCCCGTTTCCGTTGTGTCGTCCATTGCTCGCTGCCTTGAGGGTCCAGTTAATCCACGTCCGCTTCCAATCGACCTTAGTCGAACCTGTGCCAGAACGGGACGCCCACCAGTGCTCGAATTTTGCGGCCTCAAGGGCCAAGTCGATTGGGGGTAGCCCATACCTAGCCCGGGCCTCGGAAGCCGCTGTGTGCCAATCCTGAGGCACTACAGCCCCATCTGGCCAGCGGGTGCCGCGCGGCTGCTTCGGCTTCGGATCGCTTTCAACGACAGGTTGTATCTCTGGTGGCGGTTTCGCATTTTTTTGCGAAACCTCTAAGGGTGAAGAACCTGGTGATGAGTTTACTTCAGTAGCTAACTGTATAGGTATAGGTATATGGCATGCGTTTGCTGCTTCATTCGCATGCGTTTGCTGTGCGTTTGCCATGGCACCCGCATCCGATTGGCCGTTTTCCGCCGTGCGATTGTAACGGGCGCTCGCACCAGCCTTGCCGGCACGGGACCGCTTATCCATTTTGTCGCGCGCGCGTGTTAGCTCGTGTTCAATGCGACCATGCTTCCAATCGGCATCAAAAAATGATGCAATCGTCTCGCGCATGACAGCCCAATCTGCGGGCGTCATACGGACGACACGCGCTTGTTGTTCGATTGCTGTCGGAATGCTACCGTTGCGCCAATAGTGCATGATGAGCAGGAGATAAGCCCCGTGCTCTGCGGCGCTTAGATGCCCGGTGTCTGCGAGATAATCCCCTATGTAAAGGGGCATCCAATCTGGCGCGCTCATGTCCTTCCCCTAACATGCTGCCGGTAATTCCCTCATAAAGGGGGAAGGAGGGAAAACGGAGCGACCGCTGTCCCGGCAAATCAACTATACTAGGATTTTTCCCGCTGGGAAGCGGACTTGCTCGCCAGATAGGCTTGGCGCGCTTGGTGCGATTGAATACCATAAATCACTGTGGTATGGTGCCACCCACCCATGATCCGCGCTATCTGCTGATAGCTCAATTTTCGCTCTGCGCGCAAAACGGAAAAAGCTTCCTGTCGCGCGCGGGTTATGATCGCGTCTTTTCGTCGAGACCTGATATCGTCTACAGAAACACCATGGTTCTTCGCGACCTGGGCAATCAGCGCCACGGCGGCGCTGGCGCTTTGCTCTAAACGCGTTTGTTTTGTTCCGGCCTCGCCTTCTGCTCCGCGCTCGATGATTTCTCCGAGATAAAGCGCGTTGTAGACAGCCGCTTCTGTCACTCCCTCTCGTTCGGCTATTTGCCTCGTGTCCAGTCGCCCGTGGACCCAGTGGTTTCGAATGGACTCAAGCTTGTCGATCATCTAGGCAATACCCTCCCACATTCGGAGCACCGCTTACGCCGCTTGGCATAAGCACGACTTGCCCGGTCACTGATCGCCGCAATTCGCTCTGGATGCTGGCCGCGCCCATCGGCCATCAAGCTAATGCCCATGCGATGCAGCTTTCCGATCAGCGCGCATCGCGACACGCTAAAAACGCCCGCCAAATCCGATGCGGTCCAGTGAGGCTTGCTCGCGATCAATTCGCGGATTATTTCCTCGTCTTGCGGCGACCATTTGCGGCGGGTCATGCCGCGCGCTCCATCGCGGCGAGCATGGCGTCCGCATCGGCGAGGCGGCGGAGAATCCAGCCGATGACGGGAACCGCCATCGAGTAGATCGG